TCTCTGCTAGTATGTGACCAGCTAAATCGTCTTGGTGCCATCGTGTTTGAATTATAATTACTTTACCACCTGGTTGAAGTCTAGTGTAAGCTACAGACTTATACCATTCTACTAAATTTCTTCGTTGTGTTTCTGACTCTGCGTCCTCTCTACCTTTAATCGGGTCATCTATAATTAATAGATGTGCACCTCTACCAGTGATTGCTCCACCTGCACCGACAGCAGAATAAGTTCCACCTTGCATTGTATGAAATCGTTTAGCTGAACTTGAATCAGCACGTAGACCTACTTGTGGAAATACACTATTAAAATCTGGACTAGCTATCTGGTTACGAACTTTACGACCAAAGTCATCAGCAAGTTCTTGAGCGTAAGTAGATTGAATTACAAATTCATTAGGATTATTACCTAGATACCATGCTGGAAAGAACTCACTACATAACATAGACTTTCCATGTCTTGGTGGCATGAATACTGCTAATCTATTTATCTCTCCTTTTTCTAAAGCTTGTAAATTTTTTGCAATCAATTGTATATGAGCTGGATCTTTGTATCCAGGATATACGTGCTTTGCATAATCTAATAAACTATCTCTAGATTTAGAAGTCGATAGTATCTTATTTAAATGCTCTATTACTTCTGCAGCTCGTGGATCCTTAGTCTTTTTGAATATCTGTATAGCTGACTTTAATTTTTCCTTGATCTGTGTTTTTTGCATTTTGTTTACCTGCTCCTACAGAACCACTTTTTTGATACTCTATAAATTTTTCTTCTAACTTAACAAAAGGTTTAGCTTCTTTTCTAGTTATCTTTTTCCAGTGTTCTGAACTTTGTCCTATTTTATCTAGAAACCAAGATAGCTTACTTGCGTCCGCAAATCTAGAGTTAACCATTTTTTGATGATGTAGATCACCTTCTTGATCAGGGTTCCCCTCTTTGTATACTCTTTCTTTAAAGACATCGTCATTATTGTTACCAGTAATATCAGCTCTATCATGTAAAACATCTATATTCACGTCTTGCATTACATCTAACATATAAGCAATCTCTGAGACCCACGCATCATTTTGTCCATGTAAACTTATATGATCTAGACATCTAAACCAATCATAGGGCATAATAGGAAAGATACTATAAGGATGTCCTGTTTGTTCTCGAACTTTAAGAAGTTTAAATTGTCCATCAAACTTATTAATTTCTAAATCCCAATGTTTAGTTTTCATTATAGCATCATCATTAAAGAACATGATCCACAGTCCTTGTGCATATGAAGCTAACGAGTTATTATATAAATGTAAGTTTTCGTAACCCTGTCTTTGAAATTTTATTACTGATCTAGCTGGATGTTTAAAATCTTTAAGATAATCTATTGTCTCTGGATCATCGTCATCTACTCCGAAAAGTAGTTGAATTTTTGTAGGATCAGCTGCATTATCTAATAATGATTCTACACATTTTTTTAATAAGGGAACTCTCTTCCTTGTAGGAAGTAAAATTGATACTGTCATTCTTCGTTCTAATTTGTTTATGATACTATATAAACAAAAAAGTTTTGCCCACCATCACCCCTGCTTCCAGTAAGTCTCCCTACCATTGAAGCAACACCTAATTTTTTTCTTCTATTTCATAGAAAAATTTATCCGTATCCTCGGTCCGCCAATCCTTATTCTCTACATTCCATTCGTTTGTTTGGACTTTGTAGTCTGGGATTTCGTTTCTCGTAGTGAACGAATTAATGTTCCATAATAGTCTGTTATTAGGTTGAGCAGCAAAATTACCGTTGTCAAGCTCCAGTATATGAGCGCACTTATGCTCCTGAGGAATTTCAGAATGATCTGTGTCAAGTAGATTGGGATCAGGGTGACACCAGTCAACGGTAAACAGATACTCACCATGATAAAATTTTTTATCTTTACCAATATATTTAGCTCGTTGTCCGATTAAAAAAGAAAAATGATTAACACTATGATGGTAATCAAAGCAATTCCACAGCTGAAGAAAGTCGTTTGACAAATCTGGCACTTCTTTCCGTTCCATACTTTTAGAAAAGAAGGCACATATTGGCAAACGCCAAAAGCAAGCGCCATTTTCCAACATGATATTAAAGAGGAGACCACGACCCTGTATACTTGTAAGACCAAAGATAACACAGTCTTCGCTTTCTCCATGATGTTTTCGTAAATCATATAAATACTCCTTGCGTACTTTACAATAAATTGGTGGAAGGCTACTATTTAAAAATGACATTGTAAAGATATAAAATAAAAAAATTTTTTTTACTACAAAATTTATACATATTTAAGCCATTCATCACTCTCTTATACTCTCTCTCCTTAAAGAGACAAATTTCTTTTTAAACTTAATACGTTTTTTTTTAATTAAACTTAATACGTTTTTATTTTAGCTAGATTAATAAGAGTAAAAAAAGAATAAAAAAAAAGCGTATCTAAATTAATAGATACGCTTTAATTATTTAATTAGTATTAAAGACTATTAACTCTATTCTCGAAGAATTTTATATTCTCTAAAATATCGTTAGATACTTTATTAGTTTTTATAAACTCTTTATTAGAGTTTAATAAATCTAAATATAAGTCTTTTTTATTTTTATCTAGATAAGAATTTAAATCTATTAATAGATTTACTTTTTTAAATCTATTATTTTTCGTAGTATCGTATTCTATATCTATTTTTCTATAGTTAGAATTAAACGCTTTCTCTATAGTATTAGAAAATTTAGCGTTTTCGTAAATAATAAAAGATTTAGTCTTATCTCTTTTATTATTAAATAATCTAAAAAGAATTTTTTTATCTTTAAATTCTCTAAAAGATAAAGCTATCTTATTCTCGATTATTTTATTTTCGTTAGATTTATTTTTCATAACTTTCTACTTTCTATATTTTAAAAAGATTAGAAATAATTTCTAAATATAATTTTTAAAATATAATTAAAATTATTAAATTTTTTAATAAAAGTAAATAGTTAATTTCTGTTGTATTAGTTTTAATGTTGTTCTCTTTTTGTTCTTATTATATTCTAATAATACTACCTACACTAGAAAAGCATTTTTAATAAATAGTAAATATAAATAGAATAGCTATTAGTAAAAATAATAAATCTTTAAAGTATAAAATCATAATTAGTCTTTCTTTTTAATTAGTTAATAAAATTAATTAATATAATTTTATAATCATAGTTATACTTTTTTATTTCTATTTTTTAATTTTATCGTAATGCTAGGCTCGAGGAGGACGAAGCTCTTTCCCTCATTTTTTTTATTAATCTTGATCCTTGCTGATCCGTACTGAGCAACTAGGATCAAGCAACCTTAATCAAAGCAAGCAAGTCAAGGCCTGCGGCTGCGTGTTATTGTATGTTGTGATCTTTTTGTATTTGGTCTAGGTATGTAGTCAAGTCATCATCGTTCATAGAATCAAGGGTGGAGTGTTGTACTTCTTTCTTCTCAACAAGGAACCCCAACAATTGAGACTTCAACCTTATCGCATTGACTGCTGCGGAGTATTGCTTCTTGCCACAAGCATCAGCATACACTTTATCAAGCTTATCAACCTCTTTTGACACAGACTCACTTGTCAAGCGTCTAGCATCAACCCTTAACCTATCTATGTATTGGATAATCTTATCCTTCTTTAAGTTGCGGGCAGCTTGTACATGAGCTGATGTTTCAGAATAACCTGCGTCAACAGCACTGGTTCTTTTACCTTTTCCTGCAGCAATACCCTCACAGAACTTCTTTTCCATTGAGGATAAGGTCGCCTCGTTTGTTTGATGTATCTGGTCTATTGTTATCGCCATATTTATCCTAATATAGCTATTATTTTATGAATGTAAATCTAGATTATTTCCACATTATATTTTAATATTGTGCTTAATCATTCTATTTCTATCTTTTGTTGATATCTTATAATATGTTGTTGCACTAACAGGGAATCTACCTGTTTCGTCTAAAGTCGGGTCAACAATGTAAGTTCCATTAAACTCAAAACCTAACATACCATCAACAATTTGTAATACTTTAGGAGAATGTTGTATTTTATTAAATTTATAATCCTTTGGCAATACTGCATTAGGATTAGGTGATACAACATCTATATATTTATTAGCTGCCATTATTCCTCGCTTTCTGTACATCACTATTTAATTTAACTTGTGCGTCAACTCGTTGAATATTAGCATCAACTTCTTTTCTTTCTTCTCTTTTGATACGGTCTATTTCGCACATACAACTGGCTTCGCCACTAACACCTTCGACCTTATCGAATGTAGCAATAGATTTGTTATCTAATTCTACTTTCCATTGAGTGTCGTATTCTACGATGTCATAACCACGATAAATTAGTCTTTGCATTTTTTACCTCCGTAATAACTTTTAATATTAGGAATTACCATTTCTACCATATCGCAATCGTTACAAACGTAACCAGAATTATCCCATAATAAAGCACCCATCATAGTTAATTTAGTATCGCATTTAGCACAATTACCGTAGTCATTTTCTTCTACTTCTTTTTGTATTATCGCCATTGCTTTCTCCTTTTTATAATTAACTTATATAAAACAGATTACTAAAGATAATATCAATATAAACAAGAAAAATAGAATCATCCAATGGTTTTACTATTAAAATGTAATGTAGATTGATCGCAAGTATTAGGGTCTACATCAGTAATAACTCTATTATGTGTTTCCTCTAATCTTTTACTAATAAGTCCTACTGTATAATGTAATAATGGAAATTGTTCTTTTCTAATTGCCATTATATCAAAATCTTTTAATACTTTTTCTTGTTCTTCATTAACATAAATAGTTAATTTTTTGTATTTATCTGCCATTATTACTCCTTATAGTTGTTTCCATTGATTATTTTCTTTATGAAACATTTTAGTATGGCCACTATGAGATTCCATTATATCTAATGGATCAAATTCTAGATTACCATAATACATTCCATATTCTTTATCTAAATCATCGTCATCGCAAGTATAAAATTCTACACCTGAATCAGCGATTTTTTTATAGTGTTCTTTAACTCTAGTTTGTTTAGTAAAAACAGAAAAACCCTCATTCATATCTTTACTACAAACACGTATCCATCTATCAATACTCTTAAAGTAATAACACCAGTCAAGTTTATCTTTTTCTACCATTATAACATATCCCTAGATATTTCTATTTCAGGACAAATCTTATTAATACTAATAAGAAGATACCACACTGCTAGATCGTATTTAGCACCTCTAGTTTTACAAAAATTAAAAGATAAATCTTGATCAGGATAACTACGATCAACTTCTGTTTTAGCTTTACGATTAAAACAAAAAGTTTCGCAACTACCATGAAAAGTAATATCGTCAATTTCTGAATCATCTTTAATTAGATCACCAGCAACTGGTAATACATAGTCATTATATTCGTCTTTTATTTTTTTCCACTTACCTAGTGGTATATCAGTTTTTTGTCTCCAATAGTTAGTATAACCCATATTATTCTCCTTTCTAGAACAGTAGGTAGAAATCTAACAAACTACCTACTATTCTCGTTACCATATAAGTATAATTTATCTATTATCAAATTATACAATAACTTATTTTTTTAGATTAAATGTGGCTTTTTCAGATTTGCCTGCTCTGCCAGCTTCATCGATTATCTCAACTGCTACAAAACCTCTTTCTCTATCCCAATCTAAATCTATCGTTTTACCACCGATGTCTAGAAATTCTTTAATCTTCATACCATTTTTATAAAGATTAAATCTTTTCCAACCACCACAGCCAACTCGCTTTGGATTTTTAGGAACACATACTTGTATACGACTATCTTTGTCGTATTTGTACGTACCTTTATAATCTTTTGGATCCATAGCTTTTGCTTTAACTTTAGCTTTAGGTTTTACTACCTCAGATTTTTTAGTCTTCGGAGTAACTTTTGGCTTTATAGCCAGATTTATGTTAGTCATATTCTACCTTTCTAATTATTATTATTTCTAACTTTAACTTGTTGATTCTACTATATATACAATAAAATAAAACATTAAACAAAGAAAAAAAGTCCTCACGGCAGCCTCGGGATAGGTATTGGCGGTATTGGCTCTAAAAAAGTGCCAATACCAGTATTATCATTGGTATACTTGAATAGTAGTCGAAAGGTATTGGTATTGGCTATATTTATATTTTTTAAAAAATATTTTTTCAAATTTATATTCCTATATAGTATATATGACAAGTATGAATATAAAAGCTAGTATTAATAAAATTAAATTTTTAAATGCTAAAAACATTAGATTATCCCTTAAATAAGTTAAAAACTCTTTATATAGAGAATTAATCTAATGAGTACAAGTATTACTATTGATCGTTCCTATTTATTTCTAATATTGAAGCCACAACATGTAATCTATTAGCATCTGTTGCTGTTACTTGAATTACTTCGCTTTCCATCATGATCAACGGCTCTTGTAACAATTGCACAGTCTGGTTCCCGCTAACAGCTTTAGTCTTGAACAAATTAAATTTCGAGGCGCCACCTGCGGGATTGCCATCAAATAAATCAACTGTGATAGAGCTACCGCTATTACTATCATCTGACACAAGTATAGATTTAACTAATGCTCTAGAATCAGAGGGAACTGTATATAAAGTTGTAACATTATTTGTAGATAAATCTAATTTAGCATTTTTATAAATATTAGCCATTTATCCTCCTAAAAACCAAACTTGTCTTTCTCTCTCATCGCTTTGATCTTTTGGATAAGTAGAATTCAATATCTTAATCATGTCTTGTAAATCTTCAATAAGTTGGTTAAATTCGTTTTGTTCATACACGACCGGCGCAGAATTTAAACGAGCAGTAGGAATCTTTGCCATATTACTATGGTATTTTATTTATCAGTATTTGTACAGAACTACTGCTTTTGTTCTGTAACTTCTATTATTTCCCTTTCAACATCTTTAATCTCTTTTGAGATTTTTACCATTGAAACGGTAACTGATCCGTTAGCAAGTAATTTGCTAGCCCACTGGGCTTCCAGATTTTGCTTGTGGTTCAGTTTGCTTATCAGAGTGTTGTCCATCCCGATATACCTCCACAGTGAGTGTATTCGCATCTTCTGAAATAAAGTTTTCTTTACTCCATCTAAATGTTTTCACATGCTCAGACCAGAGAGCCTTGCCTGCGGTATCTAAATTGTCCGCTTCGATAAGGCCGTTAGCATAGTATCCGCAACGCCTGAACTGAAAATACACTAACATTTTCGTTAGGGTTAGCATATTTTATCGTGTTTGTAAAGACTAAATAAACCACGTAGGAGTACCATTTTTCCACGTTGCGAACTCTCTTTTGTGAGCCTTGTAAAAATTACGATATGCTTCTATGGTATCGCCTTCTTTTTTACATTCGTCTGGCATGCATTGTGGTGGCATAGTATAAACTGTCTCTTTTATATTTGTAGGAAATTGGTTAAGATATTGACACAATTTTTTAAAAGTACTGTGAACTTTACCGTATCTTTTAGTGTATTGCATATTAAGAGAATTCCATAATTCTAATACATATCTATATTGATCTTTATTACCTCTAGTCCATATATTAGATGGATGATTAATATGAGCACATTTATATAAAATGTCTTGTCTACGATCAGTGTCTGGTAATTTAAATTGAGTAACCATTTGTTTGCCTGTATTAGAGAGCACTTTTACTTCTTCGCCATCTAACATTCTATGTGCTGTCGATAATAATTGAGCATATTCGATAATCATTTTTACGACATGTTTATCGCAATGATACTCGGCGCACAACGCAGGGTTAGTATCTAAATAAAATATGTTCATTTGTTTTCTTCATAAATAAAATTACCTTTATCGTCAGTAATAGATTGTATGCTATGTACTTCTCGATTAGGACTATCTTCATAAAAACTATTCTCGATAGGTTTTAATCCATAAATTCTTTCGTCAGAAAAAATTTCTTGGCAATTGTTAGATTTAGCTATTTCTGTAAATCTATCTTTTCCAAAATCCCATAACTCTTTTTCTTCAATTTCATATTCTTTCTCGCAAGGAACAATCAAATTAAATTTAACTTTAAGTTTTCTTTTCATAGTTCTCCTTTCTCGCAGATATGACCTATTATAATATGATTTTTATAATAAGAATTTACCCACACTTCGCCATTACCTTCTTTAT